TTGGGAAAGTATTCCATTTGAGACCAGAAATTACGAAGAGCTTAAACTTATCATGGATACAGGTTACAAACCTTGTTCAAATTGGTCTGAGGGTATGGTTAAAAAATTAAAGTATGATAAACGTAAGGTATCTCAGGAATTGGAATGTAACTTTTTGGGTTCTGGCGATAACGTTTTTGATTCAAATTTGTTACAAAGAGTTAAGGAAAACTATTTGAGAGAACCTCAGAATAAGATGATGGGAAACGCCCTTTGGATTTGGAAAGAACCCGTTATTGGCCACAAATATGTAATGGGTGTCGATGTATCTCGTGGTGATAGTGAGGACTTTAGTTCATTTCAAATTATTGATTTTGATGAGAGGGAGCAGGTTGCAGAGTACGTTGGGAAGTTACCCCCCGATACAATGGCCGAAATTTGTTACAAGTGGGCCAATATGTACTCTTGTTTTGTTGTAATCGATATTACCGGTGGAATGGGAGTATCAACGGCAAGAAAAATGCAAGAAATGGGATTTAAAAATTTGTATGTCGATGGTGTTGATATTGCAAATAAATGGAAATGGGACCCTAAAGCTTCGGAAAAAATACCAGGTATAAATTTCAACAATAAAAGAGTTCAAATTATCGCCTCATTCGAGGAAGTAATGAGACACGAATTTAAAATTTATAGTAACCGTTTATTCAATGAGATGAATACTTTTATCTATATGAACGGTAGACCTGACCACCAAAAGGGTCATCACGATGACTTAATTATGTCAATCGCCATGGCGACATATGTTGCTGAGTCATCGTTTAGTCAACTGACTAAAGTAACTGAACAGACAAAGGCAATGATTGACTCATGGTCCGTAAGTAATAATGATAATGTAACTAACCAACTGGCGTTTAATCCGGTATTACCAAATATCAATGAAAAAATCAATCAATATGGTCAACAGAATGTCACCAGAGATGATTATATGAAATATAATTGGTTATTCGGAGGGAGGTAATATTTATATTATTGATAAAGTGATTAAATTACCTTAATGGAGAATAATAAACAATTTACGGTTTGGCAAAGGCTAACAAGAGCGTTTGGTCCAAACGCATTATTAAACCAAGACTATCCAACTTATAAGTTTGATAAAGAAGAATTATTAAAAACTACTTCCAAGCAGGAGTATGAAAAAGAGTTATTACAGGCTCAACAAACATACTATCTTGCAAATCAGTGGACAAAAATAGAAAGTAATCTTTATACACAAGCCGTATATTATGAACCAACAAGACTTGCGTCATTTTATGACTATGAATCTATGGAGTATACTCCTGAGATATCAGCGGCTCTAGACATTTATGGTGAGGAATCTACAACTGTAGACCAAAATGGTCACATGTTACAGATTTACTCAGAGTCAAAAAGAATCAAAGGCATTTTAGCAGATTTGTTCAATAACATATTAGATGTGAATACCAATTTACCAATGTGGACAAGAAACACATGTAAATATGGTGACAACTTTGTGTATTTAAAATTGGACTCAGACAAAGGTGTGGTAGGATGTATGCAACTTCCAAATATAGAAATAGAGCGTTTGGAGCGTGGTATGCCGGCAAAATCTCAGAACGTAGAGGAACCAAAAGAAAATAGAGGTTTAAGATTTAAGTGGAAGGCGAAAGACATGGAGTTTAATTCGTGGGAAATCGCTCACTTTAGACTTATGGGTGATGACCGTAAATTACCATACGGAACATCTATGTTGGAGAAGGCTCGTCGTATTTGGAAACAATTATTGTTATCTGAGGATGCTATGTTAATTTATAGAACATCTAGAGCACCTGAAAGACGTGTGTTCAAAGTATTTGTTGGTAATATGGATGATAAAGACGTTGAGTCGTATGTACAACGTGTTGCAAATAAGTTTAAAAGAAGTCAGGTAGTTGATAGTCAAACAGGTAACGTTGATTTGAGATTTAATCAAATGGCGGTTGACCAGGATTATTTTATTCCGGTTAGGGACCCAGCCCAAGCATCACCAATAGAAACATTGGCAGGTGCTCAAAACTTATCTGAAATTGCGGATATTGAGTATATCCAAAAGAAACTATTAACCGCACTTCGTGTACCAAAAGCGTTCTTAGGTTTTGAGGAAGTTGTTGGGGAAGGTAAAAATTTATCTTTACAGGATATTCGTTTTGCTCGTACAATCAACAGAATTCAAAAGTGCATGATTGCGGAGTTAAATAAGATTGCTATTATTCACCTTTTCTTATTAGGGTTTGAGGATGAATTAACAAACTTTACATTAGGATTAACTAATCCATCAACCCAAGCCGATTTACTTAAGATTGATGTTTGGAAAGAAAAAATGTTATTGTATAAAGACGCGGTAACCGCTATAGAAGGTATAGCACCAACCTCGGTATCTTGGGCTAAGAAACACATTCTCGGATTCAGTGATGAGGAAATCAAACTAGATTTACAACAACAAAGAATAGAAAAAGCGGTTGGTGCCGAATTAACAAACACGGCAACTATTATTACTCGTACAGGTGTATTCGACAATGTTGATAAGTTATATGGAGGTTCTGCAACTGGCACAACATCCGCTTCCGCAGCCACTCCTCCTCCTCCACCAGGAGGGGCTGAAGGTGGTGGTGCCGAATTACCTCCCCCACCGCCAGCGGAAGGAGGAGGAGTGACACCTGAATCAGTTACTAAAGATAATTTGAATATTTTATTGGAAAGTGATTCGCTAATCGAAAAAACTTCTAAGAGATTGATATTTATAATAAAAAAAGAAAATGATTAAGTTCGGAAATATCAAATCTAAGATTGAGGAAAAATTACTCGAGTCTTACTCTAATAATACTTTTAAGACTGAAATGAAAAATTTTAAGTCTTTGGTTTTAGGTAATAAAAATATCAGCAAACTATTTTATTTGTATGATGAAATGAGCTCAAACAAAGGGATAAATGAATCTTTGGTAAATGATTACATTTATGAGTGCATTACAATTTACGAAAATACAATAAATAAAATAGAAGATAATACAATTTTAAATTTGAAAAAATGGGTATCTAATGTTAATTGTGAAAACAAATATGAGAATATTGATAATTTGTTTTCAACTGATGTATTAACTATTGAATCTCGTTTAAAAAGTAAAAAAATTATTTCTGAGAATTTAATTAAAAGTCCTGAGAATAAAAAGGTTGAAACTGTAAATTTACCAATATCAACAATGGTTAATATTGCAAATAAAACCTTTTCAAATTATGTTGAAAGTCTAAATGAATCAGATAGAAAAGAATTAATTAATTTTTTAAAAACTGATGAATCCGAATTAGAACCACAATATGAATCAATAAAAAATGAGGTAAAATCAAAATTAATTTCGATAGTTGAAAGCACGTCGGATACAGAAACCCTAGAGAGAGTCAACGAAACAATAACAAAGGTCGATTCTGAAACTTTCAACAAATTGAATTATTTCAAATTAAAGAATTTAAACGAAAATCTTTAATCCTCAGAATCTTTTCTTTTTTGAACGTATTTGGCCTTTTTAAGAATATCTCTTTTTCTAACAGATTTTTTGGTATATTCTTTTCTATTGACCAACTCAGCGGTTTGTTTTGTCCTAATGACTTTGCTCTTAAGAATTTTAAGAGCCTTCTCAATATTAATATTTTTATCTAATTTAACGATTAACATATATAACAAATATCTTTAAAATAGGTTTTTTTTTGACTATCGGTACAAATATACTTATTTTTTTTAAAAATAAACTTGTATAATATGGAAAGTTGATGAAAAAAGGGAAGACCTCACAAATACAGGGGTTTAAAACGGCCAAAGTAATATATGGCACAGTAGATTCGGTTGATTTCAAATCATTATATTTAAATATCCAAACGTGGGTTGAACCTAAAGTAAATTCTGAAAATTGGAATAGAATAGTTTTAAATCTAAGTAGGTTCATAAAACATTCAGTCTTAGACTCACTAGATAAAACATTATTTGATGGTAAATTTATTGTTGATTTAGATTTAAGGTCCAGTGGGTTACAAAAAGGTAAAAAATCATTTTTAAATTTAGAGATAAACTTTTATCTAACAGGAAGAGAAACAGATTTTAAATCTAGAAGGATAAAAGATTCACTAAAGAAAATGTGTAAACAAATATTCCAAGAAAACTTTACAAACAATGAATATTTCAAATTTCAACTAACTAAAACCAAAAAAACTAAGGTTGAAAAAATAGAAACTC